GTAACTATTTCAAACTTGCCATACGGTGACCGTCGTCCAGACTTGTTCATTGATGCTATGGTAAAATCAGCGGCTGTACTTAACCGCTTCCGTCTAATTGATGGTGTAAAAGCTAAAGTAAACGTACCAATATTTGATGCTTCATTGAGTTTCGGTAACGACCTTTGTGTATTTGATTCTCAATCTACTGCTTCGGTAGGTGAAAAAGAGATGACTGTTGAGACTTACAAGTGGGCTTTCTTAAACTGTAAAGATGCTCTTGAGTCTTCTTACCGTGGTCTTCTTTTAAAGAAAGGTCAGCACAACCCAGAGACTATGGACGCAGAGTTCAAGGATTGGGTATTTGACTACTTCGCTAAATTGTCTGCTGAACAAGCATTGAGAGTTGCAGGTACTGAATTGACTACTGAAATGGCTGCTGATGCTGCTGTCTTAGATTACGCACTTGGTGGAGCTATCACTTCTGCTAACGTACTTGACAAATTGGAAGGTGCTTACGAAACAATGTCTGACGTTATGTTGGCTGCTGTTTACGGTGATGCTGACCGTGATTTCAAACCTGCTATCTTCTTGGGAACTGCTGCTATGCAAGCTTACCAAATTGCAATCGCTGGTTTATACACTACTACTCCACAAGGTGTTGTAGAAGGTGGTGTACCGAACTACTACGGTATGGAAGTTATTCACTTCCCATCTATGCCTGCTGACCAATTTGTGATTTCTGCTCCACAGAACATCGTAATGTTGACTGATGAGTACAATGACGTTCGTGCAATTGATATGAAGTACGAAGCTGAATTGTCTTCTGATAAAATCTGGGGTCAGTTCAAGTTAGGTTTCTCTTACTTGAAAGGTGAAGAGATTGTCTACGCTAAGAACTTCGCATAATAATAATTAGGGAAAGGGCTTCGGCCCTTCCCTTACTTTAAAAAATAAAATAATATGGCTTGTGATGTAACTCTTGCTGATATTTCTTACTCTTGTGACGATGTTGCAATAGGAGGTATAGTAAATTTATATGTGGCAAACAAAGCAGACTTAGTGAAAACTGGTGGTGCGTTTGACCAAGAAACTGTTGATGGCCCAGTAATAGATTATGATGCTCGCACTATCGTTGATGGTTCGGCAGTAAATATTGGTGCTATTGCGGCTGCTGACGGAATTGAAATTAAATTCAATAACAAGGATGGCTTCTCTGTATTCAGTGAAGTTAAAACTGTAAGTGCTGACGGAATTGTTTCTACTGTTCCTACTATCTCTGTAGAGCTTCCTAAGATGACTCCTGCTAAAACAACTTCTCTAAACGAGTTGTCTAAGGGTGGTGCTGAATTAGTAGCTTTTGTTCAGACTGCTGCTGGAACTTACCACGTTGTTGGTATGGACTACGGTTTATATGTAGGTACTGTTGATGCTAATTCTGGAACAGGACGTTCTGAGAAAAACAGATTCCAGCTTACTATGACTGGTGATGAACTTGGTCTTGGTATGTCATTGCAACAAACTGGTACAGCTCCTAATGAGGATGGTGGTAAAGCTACGTTTGACACTGTTGTTTCATTGATACGTGCTTAACAGCAAATCTTGTAAATTAACACAAGGGGGTGAGGCGAAAACCTCGCCCCTTTTTATTTTAAAAATATATGGCTTTTAACTGTAGCATCTTATTAAGCGATATTGACATCAATTGTAACAAAAGAGTTACAGGTGGTATCAAGAAAGCTATACTATTATTACAAAAAGACTTAACTGTCACCTTTGACCCTGTTGATGAAACACAGGTAACTCAAGTTGACACCGTAGACACTGTAACTTTTGAACACAACACAAAGGACGGAACTACAACTTTTACAGAGAATAAGAGTACATCTAATGGATTAGGTGTTGTTTCTACTAGCATCACAATACAAACACCCTCTGTAGACAATAAGGTAAACCAAATAGACCTTATGAGCCGCAGAGAAGACATCTGCTGCATCTTACTACATAATAACGACACTGTAACCATCTCAGGGTGGATGGATGGCTTAACGATGAACTATGAGGCTAACAGTGGTACAGGTACTAGCGAAAAGTCCTCTGTTAATGTTACACTAAATACTGAAAGTGGTATTGCTTCTTTGGCAATCAATGATAAAGCGGTGTTTAGCGACCAAACAATCTTTGATTAATGGGATATTTATTAAATAGCGGTACTGGTTACAACGCTGACGCTGTAACTACAGGTACTACTGATTACGCTTACTCAAACACGGGTTACTCTTCTGATGCGGTTACTATACCTTCTGAAGTGATTGACTACTTATATGTGTTTGAAGGCTATGAAGGTGCTATTTTAAATTCTATTGAGGGAGCAGGATTGGTATTATTCTTACAACTACACGATTAAATAAAAACAAAATATAATGGCTTACGAAACTATTGTTAAAGAAGGCAACTTCTATCAATCGGCTACAGGAGATTACGGGTTCCGTTTATTAGAGGCTGGTGAGGCTTCTGTTGCGGGTGAGAGCTTCCGTGCTATCCAAGCGGTTGAAGGTGCTGTAGTGACTACTACGACACAAGTGGGTGATGCGTTGACAAGTTTAGGACTTGGCGAGGGAACAATCATCTACGGTAAATTTGATAGCGTATCTTGCGTATCGGGCAAGGTATTAGCTTATAAAGCAGTGTAATGAACTATGTTAGGACTACTAAATACCGTCCTTTCAAGGGGTGGTTCACTATTAACCTATGTAAAGGATGGATTAGTTATGGCGAATAGATTCTTAACACCTCCTAAATTAACTTTTCCTGTTGATGCTTCTGCTGAATTTAACGGGACGAGTGATTATATTGATATAGGCGAAAAGCATATCGCCAACGATTTAGGAATAACCAACGCGTTTACAATGGGCGCGTGGATTTATCTTGAAAACGACACAGATTATAAGAATATCTTATCAATGTGGGACAACACTGGGAATAGAATTTTTTGGTGGGGCATTGATAGTTCAGAAGCATTTCATTACAACATATCTTTATCGGGCGGCGACCACGCGACCAACACATACCCAATGACACCAAACGAGTGGCATTATGTTAATTTTAGATACGATGGTTCTTCGCTTTCTCTTTGGCACAACGGCTCCAGCATTTTCGGTTATGGCGCAACTGGAAATGTTGATAGCCGAGATTCAGCAATTTTAACGGAAAGTTTATTAATTGGCGCGCAAGATGACGGAGCGGCCTCATTTATGAAGGGCAACCTCGCAAACGTAGCAATATGGAACCGCGCACTTTCAAGCGATGAGATTAATTCCGTGATGTGGAAAACTTACGAGCAAGTATCTACTACAGAAAAGAGTGGATTACAGGCTTGGTATAAGTTAAGTGCAGACGAAGTATTAAGCGGTGACAGCACTGCTACGCTAACAACTTACGCTAATGCTAACGGACTTACCTTTGAAGCACCTGCGTGTGTACAGACAGCCTTAAACGGCTTACCAGATATTACTGATGCAAGACTATATTCTGCTAACTACGACATTAGAGTAAGTGCTGATGGTGGTAATGTAGAATCTTTATCTTGTGTTGAAACAGAATTAAACGCTATACTATGAGCAGCTTAAAAGATTTAGCGAGTCTAATAATGGTTCCGTCCTTGGTTAAGGATGGCAGACTTGATACTGTAAAGCCTTTAGGCAATAGTATTATACATCCCGATGCTACGGGAAACAATGATGGTACTGATGGTAGCACACCTGCGGAGGGTAACTTCACATTTAGTAGGGGTTCAAATCTTGCTGCTACAAGGGTAGATGTTAATGGTCTTATTGAGAAGGGTAGAGAGAATCTTGCTCTACAAGGAAGTGATATATCTACTCAATCGGGAAGTTGGGTTGTTAATCAAGGTGGTGTTACCACACAAAATGCTACAACATCTCCTATTGGAACTAATACCGCTTCTCAAATTACTGCTAATGGCTCTAACACATATAGTGGTGTCGCACAGACAGGCATTGTAATGGGCGCGTTGAGATACACTTATAGTGTATACTTAAAGGCTCAAAGTGGAACACCTGATATTAGATTAACTTCTTATGATGGAGTTACATTTCATCAACAAGACTTTTCTATTACTACCGAATGGGAGCGTTACTCAATTACTTTTACTCCAGCAGCAGGTACTCACAGCATCTACATCACATCTCAACAAGGAGTTTCTTGGTATGCGTGGGGAGCGCAGTTTGAATTAGGCTTGGTTGCTACTGACTACATTGAAACAGGAGCATCTACTGCACAAGCAGGTATATTAGAGGACTTACCGAGATTAGATTATAGTGGTGGTGCTTCGTGTCCTGCTCTTTTACTTGAGCCTCAAAGAACGAATATCATTACTGATTCAGAGTATTTCGGAAGTGCTGATTGGTACAATAGTGGAAACATTTACGCAACAAGAGTTGCTAATGCAACAACAAGTCCTGATGGTCTGCAAAATGCATATTCTCTTGAAGGTACAGGAACTACTGGTCGTATACAGGATTACATAGGTAATTTATCAGGTTCGTATACACATAGTATTTTTTTAAAAGGTTCGGGTGTGTCAGCAACTGCAAATCTTCAATCAAATGATGTTGGTGGTACTTCAGTTACCATAAATGCAGATGGCACTATGAGTATTCCTGCAGGAAATAACAGAGGGATAGAGGATTATGGAAATGGATGGTATAGAGTTTATTTTACATATACTGCAACTGCAGGAACTCAAAATTATTTTCAGTTTTACCCTGACACTACAGGAAATGGTGCTAAAATATATTGTTATGGCGCACAAGTAGAAGCAGGAAGTTACCCTACAAGTTACATACCTACTATGGGTTCTGCGGTTACGAGGTCTAAAGAAGGTGCTAATTTAACAGGTTTATCAAATGTTTTTGGCTCATCTGCTTCAACCACATTTGTAGAAATAGATATTCCCCCAAGTGGTTCTTTGTCTCCTACAGGTGTATGGACATTGACTGCCGCAGCAGATACAAGTAATTTTATAAGTATGTGTCAATTTGATAGCGGTATTACAACTCCAAGAGTTGCATTATATATAGGTGGTGTTGCAATCATTGACCAATATCTATCCACACCTTTATCGGAAGGAGCGCATAAAGTTTGTTTTGTGTATCAAGATGGTAGTCAAAAATTATTTATTGATGGTGTTGAAGAATTGTCTTTAACTGAAAGTTTTAATTATGTTGAGTTTACTAAACTTTCTATAAATGATGCGGCTTGGGCATTAGGAAATAATGGTGGTCCTTATAGCAATAAACAAACACTTGTATTCCCTACGGCATTAACTGATAGCGAGTGTATCGCATTAACAACGATTTAAGATATGAGCATATACGATAAATCAAGTTTGGTACTTATACCAAGCGGAACAAAGACAGGTAAAGTGTTTAGCCAAAAGCCTGTAAGCGGTGATGGTGATTTTACTTTCACTCGTGC